CGGAGGTGACTTCGACGACGACTGTGTGGTGGCAAAACAAGGTCCTTACGATCCGAACGCGATGCATAAACTACAGCAGATGATGGAAGAGGCAGAGGAAGAGTAAGATAGGGAGAGTTAGAGTTTTATGCCTAGTCGCGAGTTTTTAGAGGAAATGTGGGCGCAGGCTAAGAAGCACCTGCCCGGATGGCTGTACGCGACGCTGTTCCAGTCAGCGCGCCCTGCGGCGGGGGGGCGCGCGTCGCACCGCGTCGACGAGCCAGACATCTTCGCGAAGCTGGCGCTTGTCGAGATCAATCCGGCAAAGTTAAAAGACGTGAGCGACGAGGACCTAGGCGCTATCTGGCTCAGGCTCCATCAGTGGTACGCGAACGCGAAGCGACGCCGTGCAGCGGTCGAGAACGTTGTTAACGCGGCGCTGTGGACCAAGGCGGAAATGGAGCGGCGAGGTAAGAAGGTCGGAGAGTCCGACCTCGTGCGCGCCGTCGAGGAGCTAGAAGCCACGGCCAAGGAACGGCGCGAGAGCGTACACGGCAAGCCGGGCAAGCTTCCTCAGTTTCTCGACGGAATCATGAAGCACGTTCCCGAGGAGGTGCTGCTTGTACGCGACTGGGTCTCGGTAGCAGGCAGCGCGGCGGTCGCGGAAAAACCGGATGACATAGACGTTGTGATCCGCAGCGAGTACGACGCAAAGCGAGGCTCGTACCTGATTGACGGCGCATCGCTCTGGGTCGCGTTGCGCCGCTTCATGTCGCCGACGAAAAAGAGCGGCCCGCAGATACAGCTTCTTGGCTCGCCGCAGGGTTCGTTCACCGACTACGTCCCGGTGTTTGACCTCGTGGTGAGAAAGCGAAACCCTCACGTCGTCAAGATAGAGCCGACGCCGCCGGAGTACGAGGACCGGGAGCGGGTGATAAAGCGGGGCGTGGTCAATAAGCAGGCCCGCGCCGCGACCGCCGAGATACGCGCGCGAGCGGAACGGGCGAAGAAGTCGGACAAGCTGACGGTCGGCGAATACTTCTACCAGCCCAAGCCTACACGACCGGCATTCGAGGAACAGCCGATGACGGTTGACGGCTTGATCGATTTGTACGCCGACCGAAAGGACAAGTGGCTTCCGACAATCGTGCAAAAGAAACTAGACGGCGCGAACCACCAAGGGCACAAGGACGGCGACAAGGTGATCATCTACAGCGAGGACGGCGACGACAACACCGATCGGCTGCCTGGCATAGTTGAAGCGATCAAGGCGCTGAAGCCCGAGCGTCTCGTTCTCACGTTCGAGATCGAGAAATGGGACGGCAAGCAGCATCTACCACGCGAGACGGTCGCCGGGTATCTCGCAGAGAAGAGCGAGCCGGACGATGGCGACCTGGTCGCGAACGTGTATGACATACTCTGGTCCGGCGACTCAGATCTTCACAAACTGCCGACGCACGAGAGGATGAAGGCGCTAGAAGAAATCGGTATCAAGCAGTCGACCGAAGGAGTTCCCGATCTGAAGGAGCGGTTGAACCACGTGCCTTACGTCAAGGTGTTCGACGTGTCGCAACTTCGCAAGGTGACCGAGTCAACGCGCAAACTTCCTGGTTCGGAGGGCATCGTCGCGAAACAGGCCGACGCTCCGTACCGCCTGGACCACACAACACAAGACGACTGGGTCAAGTTCCACAACGCGGCGTTGCTGCGCGGCGTCGTGCTCCAGGCGAATCGCACCAAGGGAGGCGCGTTCACCTACGACTATGGCGTCAATCCTGGCAGGGACAAGGTGCACCACCTAGAGGGCGGCGGCCTGACACGCGTCGGAGAATCGTTCTCGACCGCGCGTCGCTTTTCGCCTGGCGACAACATCTTGCTCGAAGTCGAGACGGTCAACCGCGTGATACATCCAACAGGTATCGAGTTGACCGCGTGGGTCCCGCGCGTGCTCGGAGAGTACGATGGCGAGCCTGATACGGTGGATGATGTGGTTCGGCGGGCCGCCGAGAATCTGGTGCTACAGACCAAGCGCGTCGACGACAGAGGCGAAGTAGTCGAGTACCTACCGCCGAACGTCGAGAAGGCGCGCGAAACTCCAGACGTGCCTGCGTTCGGAAAGCAGAACGCAGACATAGCTTTTGTCGGCGCATCCCCAGGAAAGGCCGACGCGGCGCGGCGCGAGCCATTTGTCGGACCTGGTGGCGAGACGTTCAACGAGGTCTACCTCAAACCTCTTGGCCTGAAGCGCTCCGACATCGTGTTACTGAACGTCGTCCCGCTTCTGCTCACCGACGAGCAGGGGCGCACGCGCGAGCCGACAATCGAGGAAGTCAAGGACTGGCACGACTGGTCACACGGCAAACTGGACGAACTGAAGCCGAAGATCGTTGTCGCCCTAGGCCGCACTGCGGAGTCGGCGCTTGATGACCGCTCTGATTTTGTGCTTCCGCATCCGTCGGCGGTGCGGCGGTTCGGCGACTCTGGAGAGGTAGGACGCAAACTCAAGCAGATCAAGACGAAGCTTGAAGCGCTTGAGAAATCGACAGTCGAGAAGCAGTTGCCTGAACCGCTGATAGCTCCGCGCGAAGAAGGCGGCACCCGCTCGATTGCGTCGTTCGAAAACTGGGAGAAGGACTGGGACAAGCTGCTGCCGACCAGTGGGAAAGGACGAAGCGTTTATCAGCACCACTGGCGCGGGCTGGACGAGGACGAGACGAAGTACGACGAGACGGCGCTTATGAAAACTGACCATTCGATTCACGGCGACATCCGGCTCGAGGGCGACGACGGGCTATGGGGCTGGGCCGTGTTGTTAGGTCGCGCGGAAGATAACAAGGAACGCGAGCAACATGACAAGCTCATAGGCTGGAAAGATGGCGACAATATAGAGCTTGCGCCGAAGCTACAACAGCCGAAGTCGTGGCTTGAAGTCGGTGTCGGCAAGCCGCACGTCTCCGGGCCTGGCGAGGTCGGCGCGACCTCCGAAAAGTACTCGAAGTTTTTTGCGCTGGACACTGGAACGTATCAGCTCGGGGTCGCTCGACAGCACATGGTTGAAATTTTTCTTGACGGAAAGTATTTGAAGGGTCGATACTTATTCACGTACGCGCCTGTCGCCGGGCGGCGTCGCTGGCTGATTGATAAGCCTAGCGACCAAACGCCGATGGTCGAGAGCCGCGACCTCGCCGATCTGATAGGCGAGCTGAAACGAAAAGGCCAGCGCTACCTGATTTGGAGCGGCCCTGGTCGCAAGCCCCAAAAGATAGACGTCCGTCGCAAGGAAGCGGTACGAGCGGAGCGCGTCCCGATACTAAAGACAGATACGATCAAGCGCATCGTCTACGGTATCGTGCTCGACCCTTACGGGAAAGACGGACCGAAGGCCGACGCTCACGGAGACTGGACGCCGCCTGGCGATGTCGAGAAGACGGCTCACGAGTACATGAAGGGCGCTCGCGTCGTCGGCTTGCAGCATAAGGGTAAGGCAAACGCCACTGTCGTTGAAAGCTGGGTCGAGCAATACCCTTCGCGGCAAGACTACTTGAAAGCCGTGCGCAGCGAGCCCCATCGGGTGTTTGTGCGACAGTTCGGGACCGACGTTATCCGTAGCGGCTCGTGGGCGCTAGGCGTGCAACTGGGAGAGAAAGAGTGGAAACTTTATCTTGACGGCAAAATTAACGCTTTCTCTCCAGGCGGCTACGGTGTCAGGACGCCGATTGACAGGGGCAAGATGCCGGAGGTCGAGTTCGTTGAGCTGGTCACAAAGGAACCGAGCAGGAGAAGTGCATGAGCACAAAGAAGGACGAGAAGGAAATTCACGAGTTGACCGACCTGCATTCGATGGAGGTCAGTCTAGTAGACCGAGGCGCGAACCTAAAAAAGAGGTTCCCGATATTCAAGGAGAAGGGATTCATGGAGCACGAGGAAATTTTGAAGGCCGTTCTCGACACCGAGGTCGACGAAGAGTCGAACTTTTCGGAGTGGTTCGAGAAGGCGGGTGTAAGCGATAAGGGGCAGGGCGCGCTCAAGTCTGCGCTCCGCATCCTTAACGCATACAAGGACGAGCTGCCGAAGGACGCGCTTGACAAGCTGGCCGCGGCGGCCGGGTATCCGGCTCCGAAAGCCAAGCAGAAAGAGGACGAGGAAGAGGAAGAGGACAGGTATCCGAAGCCGAAAGAGAAAGGCAAGAAGGTCTCTAAGTCGGCAGACGGCGACGACGCGAAGCTGCCCGACAACTTCCAGGCGATACTCAAGGCCCAGAAGGACGAGATCGAGGCGGTCAGAAAGGAGTCAGAACGCGTGAAAGACGAACTGAAGAAGGAGCGCGATGCGCGCGAGCTGGAAGGCTGGATCGCGAAAGCGAAGTCCGAGCTGCTGTACTTCCCAGGCAAGTCGATCGAGGAGATGGGCGCGATGCTGAAGTCTCTGAGCGACAGCAACCCCGAACTCGCTAAAGCGCAGTTCGAGTCGATGAAGACTGCGAGCGATGCGCTGAAGTCGTCAAAGGCGTTCGGCGAGTCGTGCGGTTCAGCGTTCGGTAAGAGCGCGAGCGGGTCCGCGTTGGACCGAATCGAGAAGATGGCGGCTGGTCTCGTCGAGAAGTCGGCAGATCCAAAATTCACGAAAGAAAAAGCAACCTCGCTCGTTTTGGAGCGCAACCCGGAACTCTACACCCAGTACCGAGACGAGCATCCGGCGCAGTTCTCGAACGTGCGCCAGTAGCAGAGGAGAAAAAGGAAATGGCTTACGAAGGCAACATCAGGACCGTACCAGGGATAGTCGCTAGCGGCGACCTCTCGGCGGCTCAATACCTCTTCGTCGTGCTGGGATCTAGCGGCGCGGCGGTCAACACGTCGGCGGGCGGAATCGTCGACGGCGTGCTTCAGGATAAACCATCAGCGGCAGGATATGCCGCGACAGTGGCGTGCTCTGGGGTATCCAAGGTCAAGGCTAGCACGACAATCAACAAAGGCGCGCTTGTCACCTCAACAAACGCAGGAAAGGCGGTCACGGCGACAACCGGACAAACTGTTGCGGGACGAGCACTAGAGGCGGCGGGAGCCGACGGCGACTTGATCGCGGTTCTGCTCGACACCTCGGGCGTAGCGCCGTAAGGAAATCAGGAGGAATGAAAAATGCCCCAACCAACAGCAAGTGACGTTCACGTCAATCAACCGCTGACTAATATCAGCGTCGCATTTCTTCAGGACCAGGCCGAGTTCATCTCAGACAAGGTGTTTCCTATCGTCCCGGTGGCAAAGCAAAGCGACCGGTACTTTCAGTTCACGAAGGACCAATGGTTCCGATCCGACGCTCAGATTCGTGGCGTATCCCAGGAGTCGGCAGGGAGCGGATTCGAGATAGACAGCACGCCGAACTATCGGTGCGATGTGTTAGCGGTTCACAAGGACCTGGATGACCAGATCATTGCCAACCAGGACGCACCGCTCGACCTCGACCGCGCCGCGACCGAGTTCGTGACCCGAAGTCTCATGCTCAAAAAGGAGAAGGACTGGGCCGCGAAGTTCTTCAAGACGAGCCTCTGGACCGGAGCGACGGACGCGACTCCGAGCACGAAGTGGAACGCCGCAAACTCGACCCCGATCAAAGAGGTTAGAGGCCGGATCACATCGATCCATCAGAAGACCGGGTATCGGCCGAATAAGCTGATACTGGCTCGCGATGTCTGGGCCGCGATACAGGACAATTCGGACTTTCTTGATCGCATCGCGTATACCGCGACCAAGATCGTGAGCACTGGGCTCCTGGCTTCCGTTCTGGAAATCGACGAGGTGCTCATCGCCGGTGCCGTGCACAACACAGCGGCGGAGAAAGCCACCGCGGTAATGGCGCACGTCTTCACGGCTGGCGCGTTGCTCGTCTACGCGGCTCCTCGTCCATCGCTCATGATGCCGTCCGCCGGGTACACGTTCTCATGGACCGGATATCTCGGAGCGAGCCCGCAGGGACTTCGCATCTCTAGGATGCGCGCCGACCTGCTGAGGTCCGACCGGATCGAGGGCGAGATGGCCTACGACCAGAAGGTGGTCGCGACAGACATGGGAGCGTTCTTCTACACCTGTCTCGCGTAGAGACTTGGAAGGAGAAGGGAGGTCGAGATCCAAATGTGGATAGCAACCAAGCCGCTCACGGTGCGGCGCGAGGGCGAGGACGTCCGGCTTAACGTCGGCGACCTCGTGCCCGAGGCCGAGCACTGGGACAACGCTCTTCATCTGGAGCGCCTAGGTTTTCTTAGGCGAATCAAACGCCGCTTGAACGACGTCCAGCCGATAGGCGGAGGCGTGGCTCAGGTCGCGATCAAGATACCTAAGAAGCCGCAACGCTCCACCGAGAAGCCGAATTGACAAGGAGCTGGAACTATTCAGGTCGTCCCTCGACGAGTAGCCGCGATAAAGTACGGTTTCTCGTCGGGGACACCTGCGAAGACGACCAGCAGGTCGGCGACGACGAGATAGCGTTCGCGCTCTCCGAGTACACGGAGCCGATGCTAGCTGCCGCGCTTATCGCTCGACACCTTGCCGCGAAATATTCCCGACTCGTCTCGAAGAGCGTCGGGGACGTTTCGTCGAGCTGCGACCAGAAAGCGAAAGCCTATCTCGAAATCGCAAAGGCGCTTGACCCGAGCTGCGTCACGCTCTCATCTTCGATGCGCGCGCTGCCTAGTTTCGGAGGCCGCTCTCTGTCGGAGAAAGAGACGTTCGACGAAGATACCGACGCGGTGCAGCCTTCATTCCGACGCGGTGCGGACGACATACCAGGCGGACCAGACGACTCGGCAACGACCGACACCTACGACCACGATTGGACCTGATATGGCGCAGAAAGCGGTAAAGGTAAAGGTAATCGACAAGGGGTGGAACAAAATAAAGGCCCAGGCGATTGTACTGGCTAAGGGCAAGGTCTGCGCCATAGGTATCCAGGGCAGCGCCGCAGAGTTGGAGTCGGCTGAGCATGGCCCGATGACAAATGCCGAACTTGCGGCGA